CGTGTGGTTCGTGCTGGAACCGGCAGAGACAAAGGTAGAGAAACAAAGCAAAAGCATTCTACAAAAATGGACAAGCTCCGAAAAACAGGTCATGTCGATGATGCCATGGCTGTGTTAGAGGGGCTAATGACAAACCTCTAAAGGGAGATATAAAAATGGCAATTGCCACAAACACATCACTGACCTATTCCTCATCGAAGATTCGTGAGGAGGTGTCTGATGTGATATACAACATCGCCCCAATGGACACACCCTTTCTTAGTGGCTGTAGCAAAACCAGTGTTGATAATGTCTACTTTCAATGGCAGACAGATACAATTGGTTCTGGTGGAGCTAATCGGAAAATTGAAGGCGATGATAACATCGCCGCCAATGCCAGGGTTAGTCCGACGTTGTTGGGAAATCGCACACAGATAAGTCAGTACGTCAATCAAACGTCAGGCACCGATCAGGTCATGGATTACGCAGGTCATGGCCGAAACCAAGCCTACCAAATCGCTAAAAACGGAAAGCGCATGAAGAGGGACATGGAATTCATGTTGACCAACAATGTTGCTCAAGTAGCAGGCGATGCAACCACAGCAAGAGTTAGTGCTGGTATCCCGGCTTGGTTAAGTTCTAACTTTACTGATGGTGGAACCGGAGGCGGTTCTGCTGGTAGTGCAGGCACAACCCCAATGACGAATTCCAGCGGTAGAGCAGCTATCACGGAAGCTAACATCAAAGTCGTTATCAAGCAGTGCTACGACTCTGGGGGAAGCCCAGATCTGATCCTGTGTCCGTCTAATGTTAAGCAGGCTATCTCAGGCCTTTCATCTAACGCTGGTCCTGGTTATCCGTTACGGGTTGCTGCTTCTACATCCGGTCAATCGACCGCTGTAAATGCAGTGGACGTATACGTCAGCGATTTTGGAACTTTCAGAATCGTGCCAGATCGAAACCTTGCTACGGATGGTCCGGGAAGTAATGCCGGTAATGTTTTCTTCTTGGATATGGATTATTGGAGTGTTGCATGGCTCCGTCCTTTCCAGACTATTGATTTAGCAAAAACGGGAGACTCTATCAAACAGCTCCTGTTGGCTGAATTTGGTCTGATATCAAAGAACGAAAAATCAAGCGGTATCCTTGCATCTGTTCAGGCGTAATTAAGAGAAGGGGGTGGGGCAACTTGCCCCCAACTTAACATGAAAGAATTAGAAAAAATAGCACTAAAAATGAACGCCGAGAAGAAGAAGGCACAAGCAAAGAAGCCTAAAACCGGACCACAAAACACAAAAGAATGGTTGGAAGAGGGTGTAAAGGAAGGTAGAGGTTCTGGGTTTGGGAGAAAGATATATGACATCTGAAACACTTGTTCTCGACAAGGACAACGTCCGTAGAACCGATATGCACTTTGATGAGGTAGATGACACCATTACCTTTAACACTGTGCAGGATGTTGGCCCGATGTTGGAAGAAAACAAAAATAAGATGAATGCGTATGGTGACAAACTCTCCCTCGGGAAGAGGGGGGAATGGCATCACACCGCTTCCATCCCAATTACGATCTGGGAAAAGTGGATGAATGATACCAACGGGGCCATAGAAAAGGATGCAACACTACTGGCAGCTTACTTGAACAACCCAGACTATAAGTATTTCAAAGTAGCCCCAACTAACCTATAAGGTAAAAGATATGATTGATGTTAGTAATGTTTTCAAACCAGGGGTAACACACACTTTGTCTGCCACCACCAGCAGTGGTGCGACCAGAACTTCTGCGTTTAGCGACCAAGTTACTGTTGTGATGCTCACAGCTACTGATGACTGCTTTATAGCATTTGACATTGGTGGTGGACCAACCGCTACCACATCTTCAGTATTCATAACTCAAGACACACCCTACCTATTTGGGGTCAGTTCTGGGTCTATGTGCGCTGCCATAACATCTGGTGGCACTTCCACAGTCTACGTTACTGAATTAAGTCGGTAAGTGCGTAATGTCGCTGTAGTGGGGTTAGCCCCCTCTACACATGACGACGCACCCTACAATGACCCTAACTGGGAAGTGTGGGGACTCCCCTGGGACGAAGAGGGTTGGCCCTACTTTAATCGCTTGCTCGATATACACCCCTTGGAGTGCATAAGGGAAGCAACTCCATCATTTTACCGGAGAGGATACGAAGGCAGACTCAGGGAACTAGATGCTCCTTTGTATATGCAGGAGGCCTACCCTGACATCCCCAACGCTATTCGATACCCACTAGAGGAAGTTTCCTCAGAAGTGGGGGACTACTACAGCTCTTCCATTGCTTACCTTTTAGGGATGGCCATAGTAGAGAAGGTAGACAGGATAGGAATATGGGGGGTTGACATGGATTCTGAAGGTGCCCCTGGCCATGCAAATGAATACCGGGATGAACGCCCTAATTGTGAATACTTGATTGGCTTTGCACGGGCTAAAGGTATAGATATCTACTTACCCGATGCTTGCCCACTCTTAAAATTTAATGGTGAATTCCCATTAGGGAAAGTTACCCCAAAATACGGACACCGTTATGGATATTTGGAAAAAAACTAGATGGCTATAGGAACTTACACAGAACTCAAAACCGCTGTAGCGAACTGGATCAACAGGGATGACCTGACAGACCGAATCCCAGAGTTTATAGCATTAGCGGAGGCACGGTTCAACCGTATGCTCCGGGTGAGTGCTATGGAGGGTCTTTACACTGCAGACACCGTTAAGTCTCAGAGGAACTACAACTTACCCCCACGATACCTACAGATGAGATCCCTGCGCTTAAACAGGGACCCACTGGTTGTACTCACATACCTAACTCCAGAAATGATGGATAGAGTCTGGGCTGGGAGTGCGGTAGGAATTCCTAACGCTTATACCATTAAGGCCAATGATATATTTTTAGGACCTGCTCCTTCTGCTGTATACGAAATGGAGATGGATTATTTTAGGAAGTTCGATGCTTTGTCCGCTTCCACCGCAACCAACTGGGTGATGATAAATGCCCCAGATGTTTATCTTTATGGCAGTCTTCTTGAGGCTGAACCTTTCATAATGAATGACCAGAGAACCGCTTTGTGGTCTGCTGCATTTTACAAAGCAATAGAAGACATACAACTTCAGAATGATAAAGACAGACACTCTGGTTCTGAAATGAGAGTAATGAATACTAGCGGATATCCATAATGGCTGCACCAATTCCATGGAGTAGTGCTACAACCCCTATAGACTGGGATGTCATAGCAATAAATTGGAATACCGCTGCTAAGGCTAACACGGGTACTTATGGAGCACTTACCGATCAAGCTGTTGCTGGTGAGGGGGCACTATCCCCTGAAGTTACATTCGGAGCTTTAGCGGACCAAACAAACACCGGCATATTAACAATACCGACCAGTGTATCACTTAGTTCCCTTGGAGGGATTGCTTCTACGGGCGGTATGAGTTTTTCTGGGATTGTTTCTATGGGGGCACTTGCAGGCCAAGCTATGAGCATGGGGTTATCCATCGCAGAGACTGCTTCGTTAGGAGTGCTCGGTGATTATGTTAACGGCGTTAATCATGCAGAAGATGTAAGTATGGGTGCGCTTGGTGACTGGTCTTCTACTAACGCATTTCTATGGAATGAGAAGTCGGACATAACAACAACCTGGACAAAAGTACCTTAAAAAGGAGTAGCATAAATTGGATTTTCAACCAACTTTAGAGGCCCACGGAGGCTTACACATGAATGAGACAAAAGATGTAGATCTTAGCCTCGAAAATTATTGGGAAGTGGTTTGCCATGACTCAAACGGGGTCGAGAAGTGGATAGAGAAAAATAAGAACTTGGTCACTACGGCAGGCGCCAATCACATACTGGATGGAACCTTCAAAAGTGGAACCCAGATTACAGCCTGGTACGTTGGTTTGACTAACACAGGAGCCACCCCTGCCATTGCGGATACCATGAGTTCCCACTCTGGTTGGACTGAGCTGGTACACACCACAAAATACTCAGAGACTGTAAGGCAGACCCTGACGTTAGGCTCTATCTCTGGAACAACCACAAGTACCTGTGATAACAGCTCAAGCAAGGCAACCTTTTCTATGAACGCCACAAGCACAGTAGCAGGTGCGTTTGTTGTCAGTAATAACGCCACCTCTTCTGCGACCGCAGGCACCCTATACGGTGTTGTGAACTTTGGTTCAGAGAGAGGAGTTATCAGTGGGGACACACTGACAGTTACGGTTACGCTTACTGCCAAAACAGCGTAGTAGGAGGGTCTAATGACTACTGAAAACGCTAGTTATATAAGCGAACTGAATGCTGCATACCCAGCCGACGGTGATGCCGTCGGTGAGGGTGGTGGTACCACTACAGGAACCGGGTCTACTCGGGGCCACTTGAATATGATTAAGTATGCTTTGAAGACCCAGTTCAGTGGGTTATCAGGGACTACGGCTGTTACTTCCTCTGAAGCAGAGCTAAACCTGCTAGACGGTGTAACCGCCCTTGTGGCTCTGGCTTCTGACCAATCCTGGTCTGGTTCCCAAAGAGGAACCCCACAAACTATTACCGAAGGTACTTTAATAGATTTGGATACAGGAAACAACTTCCTGTGGACTCCTTCGGGGGCAGATGAACTATCCTTCGCTAACGAAACTACTGGACAATCAGGATTCATTAAACTGATAAATCCCTCTGCTTATGTTATTACCAAAGGCTCGGAGGTAAAAGCCTCTGCTACATTCCTTGCGGATGTTACAGCTGCAGGAACCTATCTGGTTACTTACTTTTGTGATGGAACTGACGTCTACGTTTCCGCTTCTGCTGCGCTTTCCTAATGACGCTACTCCAGTCAGGTCTTGCTAAATCGGCTGCTGCTGACGCCTACACCGTCGATCAATCTCTGCGCCTCAATGCTGCAGATACTCCATATTTAATTCGTACTCCCGGTACGGGTAATAGAAAAACGTGGAGTGTAAGTTTTTGGGCAAAATTAACTAAAGCAGATACCTCTAGTTACGGAGTAATATGGTCTGCTTGTGCGACATCCGCAAGCTTGCCGGGAGATGTAATTATTGTCGCAACTGGTAATGCTAACTGGAGATTTTGGATTGACGGCTCTTCGGAGGGCGATAGAGATCTTCAAGCAGTAGCAAGAGATCCATCATCGTGGTCTCACGTAGTTTGTTTTTTTGATTCCCCAAACCAAACAATGGGGATGTATATCAATGGTGAATTGCAAACCGCTATGAGGGCTACAGGCAATCCAACATTAAATTACGACTCAGATACATTTGATGGTTCTACTCCTATAAGGATAGGAGAACCAGCATCTACGCGAGCAGGAGATGATTGTCTTGATTGTTACGTTGCTGAGTTTCATATGGTTGATGGTCAGGCTCTTACTGCATCCGATTTTGGAGAAACCTCTGCCACAACTAACCAGTGGGTTCCCAAGGAATACGAAGGTACTTATGGTGACGAAGGGTTTTACCTTAAATTTGCTTCAACAGAACTAGCGGATAGTTTTACGGATAGTTCTGACCCAACCGCATTTACCCCAACGGAAGATTTAACTTGTCAGGTTCTTGTAGTTGGTGGTGGAGGTGGGAGTGGTACAAGAGGAAATGCTAATGGCGGTGGTGGAGCAGGTGGGCTTGTCTATGTTTCCAGTTATGCCGTAACAGCAGATACAGATTATGCGATAACTGTAGGTGATGGGGGGGCATCAGTTGCAACCAGACCAACTGCCGCTACTGATGGTGCTGATTCTGTTTTTGATAGTGCTGATGTTGCTCAAATACTTACCGCAAGCGGCGGTTCTGGTGGGTCTACGAATGCTGATAATGCAAATGATGGTGGGTCAGGTGGTGGAGGATCAAATACTCAATATGGAGATGGAGTTTATGGTGATACCAATCAAGTAACAGATTTTGGATCGTATACAGGTGTTGGTTTTGGATTTAGGGGTGGCACAGGAACATCTACATACTCAATGACAGCAGCCGGTGGCGGAGGCGCTGGAGCCATTGGCTCGGCTCCGGCAAGCACAACTGTCGG